CCCCGACTCTCCATGGTCTCTTTGTACCCCAAAACGAGTCGATAAGTCATGATTAGTGATGATCAGGTCATCATTGATACACCACCGGCTGAAATCGTCTCAGATCGGCTCACATCGGTTTTTTTGCCGGTAACAGCTCCACGAATCCACTCACCGCTCAATGATTTGCCTTCACGCGGCTTTGAATTGATTGATTTTGCTGAGCAGATTATCCCGGGCGGCTTTATGCCATGGCAAAAGTGGCTGGCCGAGCACTCACTCAAGGTAAAGCCAGATGGCAGGTATCACCATCCCGTGACTGTCGCATCCGTAGCCAGGCAAAATGGAAAGAGCACTTACATGATGGCCAGAATCATGATGGGTCTTTTCCATTGGGATGAATCGTTGCAGGTTTCCACAGCTCACCGATTGGTCACATCGCTGGAGCAATTTCGGGCCATTGTGCAGATCATCGAGGAAAATGCGGATCTGGCCAATCAAGTGAAGCGAATTCGCTGGCAACACGGAGCCGAGGAAATCCAAACGCTCAAAGGCAATCGGTTTATTATCAAAGCTGGTGGATCGGCAGCTCGTGGATTGTCAAAACCGGAAACCATCCACATGGATGAAATCCGAGAGCTGCACGACATGGAAACTTTTGCAGCTATGAGGTATACCTTGATGGCCGCGAAAAATCCACAAGTTAATTGTTTTAGCTCGGCCGGTGATTCTCATTCAATGGTGCTCAACCAATTGCGCGAACGTGGTTTGGCCGCAGCTAGTGGTGCAGCCGATGATGTGGGCTATTTTGAATGGTCTGCACCAACCGATGAGATTTCATTGGAAAATGCAGCTTTCGCCAATCCCGGACTCAACATAACAATTCACCCAGATAACATCCGGGCAGTTTTCAACGATCCTCCCGATGTTGTAATGACTGAGGTTTTGAATCGGTGGGTGCAAACAATTTCCAGCGTGGTCGGAGCTAAAGAGTGGCAAGAATGTGGCGATGAAACAATTGATCTGGATGAGGACAAGCTCACATGGATGGCCATCGACATTTCACCGGATCGAAAAAATGCTGCATTGGTGGCCGCTCAAAAACTCGGGTCGGAGACTTTTGTTGTGAAGCTATTGCATACATGGGAAAACACAATTCAGCTGGATGATCGGGCAATTGCCAATGATGCTGCCTCATATTGCCGAAAGTACCCAATCGAGTATTTGCTGTATTCAAGGCGCACATCCGGAGCTGTTGCAGCGCGTATGCAGCCGGCCGGTATTCCAATTCATGACATGGATGGCGATTACCCGCAAGCATGCGATGAATTATTGGGCGCAATCAATTCCGGACGATTGAAACACCGAAACCAATCAAAGCTGACAGAGCAGATTCTTTCAGCTGTGCAATTGCGTAGAGGCGATGGCGGATGGGTCATAGGAAGGCGTGCCAGCGGTACGGCTGTGGCGGCCGCCGTGGCCGCTGCACTTTGTACACACTTTGCGACACGCCCAGAAACGGAAATCGACATTTTGGTGGGTTGATGCTTGACATTTTGAGAAAATGGGTGCATGGGATTATTTGATCGAAAGCGCACCATTGAAACTGTCGCGGTAACGCGCGGTGCTGATGTAGCTGCACAAATTGGGCCAGCTCCAACGCTTGATGCGTTTTTCCCATTTGGTGGAGCCGATTACATTGTAAGCCGCGAGGAAGCAATGTCCGTGCCAGCAATTGCTCGCGCACGCAACATGATTTGCAATTCAATCGCGACAATTCCTTTGATCACACGCGACAAAGATACAGGTGCAATTATTGATCAACCTGTTGTGATTTCTGATCCGGACAAACGAGTACCAGGAGCAGCATCATGGGTTTGGGCGTGTGAGGATTTACTTTTTACGGGGTTTAGTTATTTTCAGATTATTGATCTATTTGCCGATACGGGCCGCGTGCGCCAAATGTGGCGCGTTGCACCAAATCGTGTTGGCGTTTTCTTAAACTCAATTGGCACTCAAATTGAGTATTACACAGTCGATGGATCGCGTGTGCCAATGTCTGGCGTTGGATCACTTGTGGTGTTTTATGGCAACGATGAAGGTTTGTTAAATCGCGCTGGTCGCACAATCCGTGCCGGAGCAGAGCTTGAGAGAGCTGCCGCAATGTACGCAAAAGAGCCGGTGCCATCGATGGTTTTGAAATCAAATGGCACAGCATTGCCAGCTGATCGCATTGCAAAGCTTTTGGATGCATGGGGCGCAGCTCGCAGAAATCGTGGCACAGCGTTTCTCAATGCCGATGTTGAATTGACAACAGTCGGATTTTCTCCAGAGCAAATCGGCCTCAATGCCGCACGCGAAATCATTGCAACCGAATTGGCACGCGCCGTGGGAATTCCGGCTTACTTTATTGATGCGCCGACTGGATCATCCATGACCTATGCAAACGCCCAGACGGCGCGTCAAACTTTGTTGGACTTTTCGCTTTTGCCGCTGATGAATTCAATTTCCTCAAGGTTATCAATGCCAGATTTTACGCCATCAACACAACGCGTGGAATTTGATTTAAAGGCTTACCTACGCGGATCAGAAAAAGAGCGTGCAGAAATTTACAAGATTTTATTTGACATCGGTGCAATTACCACCGAGGAAATCAGACAAATGGAGGACATGATCTCATGAAGTTAACAACACCAATGCAAATCACGGCAGCTGATTCAGATGCACGCACAATCAGCGGGCGCATTGTCGCTTTCAATGAGCACGCAAATGCATCGACCGGCAAGGTTGTTTTTGCTCGCGGATCAATTCAGCCACAGGATGTGTTTCTTAACCTTGAGCATGACAATACGCGCAGAATTGGGCGCAGCGTTGCCATGTCTGTGAACGATAAGGAAATGACAGCAACATTTAAGATTGCAAACACAACAGCTGGCACGGATGCATTGACAGAAGCCATGGAAGGCTTACGCGATGGATTTTCGATTGAGTTGGCTGTGGACAATTACGAAATGCAAAAGGATGGCACCATGAAGGTGCTCAATGGTCAGCTCACAGCTGTCGCTTTGGTTACTGAGCCAGCTGTGCGATCAGCTCGCGTGCAAGAGGTAGCCGCGTCAGAGGATTCTGAAACTGAAACAGTTACAGATACAACAAACCCAAATGAAGGAGACAAAGTGGAAAACACTACCGAACAAGTCACCGCTCCTGCCGTTGAACCGGTAGCAGCTCCAGAAGTCGCCGCACCAGTACAGGCATCACGCCCGGCTTACTACACAGCACCACGCTCACCAATTGTGAACAAGGTTTCATACCTTGAGCACTACCTCAAGGCAACAATTTTGCATGATGAGGATTCACGCCAATATGTAAAGGCTGCCGATAACACAACATCAACAGCACCCGGCATGGTTCCAACACCACAAAGCACACAGGTGATCAACGCACTTGCAAATGCTGATCGTGGCACAATCGATGGCATCAGCCGTGAAACTTTAGTGGCCGAAGGTATGACCTTTGAATTGCCCCGTGTGACCGCTGTTCCCAGCGTTGATGCAATTGCCGAAAATGGCGCAATTACAGACACATCACTTTCAGCAACATTTCTTTCTGTATCTGTTCAGCCTTTCAAAGGCCGCGCAATTTCAACAGTCGAATTGATCGACCGAAGCCGGCCAGAGTATCTAACAGCACTTTTGCAGAATCTTGAATTTGCTTATGCAAAAGAGACTGATGAGTATGCACTTGCAGCAATGCAAAATGCAGTTACTAGCGTGACAGCACAGGCAGCAAACTCAGCAACCGGATTCCTTGGATACACATCAAAGGCAGCCGCAAATGTTTATGGAGCATCACTTGGATTCGCTCGCTCATTGATTGTTTCACCTACACAATGGGGAAACATCATGGGATACAACGATAATGGCACACCTCTATACAATGCGGCACAACCTAGCAATCAGGCAGGAAATGTCCGAGGCGATTCATTGCGCGGTGTAGTTTCACCGGGTCTGAACCTTTATGTTTCACGATCATTTGGTAACGCTGGAACAACAACAGCCGATGGCGATTCTTCAATGGTAGTTGTGAATCCAGATTCATACACATGGTATGAGTCACCACGCTTTACGCTACGCACCAACATCAACAGCGATGGAACCATCGACATTTTGTACTACGGCTATGGCGCACTAGCTGCCAAGGTGCCAAACGGCGCACAATTCAACAACCTCCCATAAATCACTATCGGTAGCGGTCGCTCCCGAACGCTACTGACACGAAAGGAACCGAGATGCCAGCAATAGTCACAGCCTCACAGCTGAGGTCAATTCTTGGTGTCTC